CATTATTTCTGTTACTGTACCACCATATACAGATACCATACAGGGATAACCATAAGCATTTGTATATGTGTTTGCTGATGCAGGTAATGCAGGAGCAGTAAAATTACTAACTGGATTGAAACCTGGGTTGTTGATTGCCCATGTAGTTGACCCATTTATGATGATCTGCCCAGACGTGTTTCCAGCTACCTGATTATTAGAAATATAGTTCTGATTCTGTCCGGCTGTTTCATTGATTCCGTATGCGCCGTTTACGATAGCTATATTATCACTTATTACGCTTCGCTTCACGATTTTACCATCCGCTTCATATGAAAGATATATACCGCTCTCGGTATTCTCGTTGCACACGTTGCCGGATATTATATTTCTTTCACTGTCTGCTTCTGTCATATATCCGTATGTAGCATCCGTCATGCCCGCGTTTATCCTGATTCCATTTTCAGTATTGCTGATACACGAATTATTAGTAATTATATTGTTACGGACAGATTTATCAAGCAATATCCCGGAACCTGCTGATAATGTGCTTGTATTGCCGATTACTCTACAATGTTGAACATCGTGATGTAATATGATTCCGTCTGCTGTCGTCGTTGTGCTGCAATAGTTCCCAATCACATTGATGTAACTTGAACCGTGGCCTACTAAGATATTAGCAAGACCCGCACTTAAGCATGTGTTATTAGAAATCATAGAATACTTTACTTGCGGGTCGCATAATATATTACGATGTCCGCAGCCAGTGAGATAATTAGATTCAATTCTACAATATTGCGAAACTCCCGATGCCCCGGATATACCAATCGAATGCAATGGTGCATTTTGAATTGTCAAGTTCCTAATAACGCCATTTGAAACATTATTGAATAACACACCCGAACCCGCAGTGTTATTTGATTTGTTGCCGTCTATCTTCAGATTCTGAATGACAACATTGTTTTCAGATTCAACTGCGAGCATGTTTACATCCGCTGAATTTGTCATTGTAAGAATCGTATTATTTCCAGCACCTGAAAATAAAATATTACTATCTATATTTATTTTATTCTCTATTGAATAACTTCCCGCTTTCAAAAATAATGCCCCGCCCCCCAATGCAGTAAAAGCAGTTATTGCGGCTTGAATCGCTGCATCATCTGACGCATAATCAGTTGTTAAATAATCGCATGGCAATAATTTTCCAACAACTGCCGTATATCCCGACCCCCTTATTTTCTGGTCAGCCACCATTGCATTATATTCAGTAGCAGTTAATTCACTGCCCGCCGTCTTTGTATCATCCCATGTCATGCTTGTACAACCTCCATTTCAACTTCAATATAATTAAGTTCGCCTTCTCCACTCTCAGAAGATTCTATCAATTGCCTAACAGTGACAGTGAAAGATTCTATCCCCCGTACAAATGTATATTTATTATTAGTTGAGTTGGTTTCTTCCTTAACCATGCTAAACAGTGATTGATATTCTGAAAATCTATTTTGAAATGTTGCGTTGACTACGAATAAGTCCCGGGACCTCTTAACTGATTTGCATTTTGGGGTTGATTGTCGGCCCACTGGAATAATCATTAATCCATCTGTTTTGTCGAGTGTCCGCTTTGTGGATGCCCCCGGATGAAAGTTGATGGTAGTAGTACCATCGCTTAAGGTAATTTCACCAAGTGCCATTAGAATACCCCATTGCGTCTAAGTTCAGCAGTTTGGAATTTCTGAATAGATTGCCATATTGTACGGCCATCTAGTTTCACATCAATCTTTGCATTGAGTTCAATTGGTTTATTGTTTCCACCGGACGATACATTCTGCTTGGTCTGTGTATTTGGAGTGATAGAACCTGACAATCTAGGGGTGAACATTTCAGGACCCTGCTCTCCAACAATATAAGATGTGCCGGAAAGAACGGACCCACCAGATGCACGACCACTAAATGCTCTCGCCTTCACTGTTTGCCCGGCTGCTACCTGGGTGCCTCCTCCCGATGAACTGGACGAACTTGAACTGGAGAACACACTTTTAATCTTTGCTGCAAGTGCTGATAGAGTAGAACTTAATACTCCTATTTTACCGATTATATAATCATATGCAATTTTAAAACTATCCATCATTGCAGATTTAATAGAATCGGAAGCCCATTTTACAACGCCTACGACTTTCTCCCATGCACTTAAATTATCATCGGTGAGTATGCTCATCAGTGATTTCCAGTTTTCTTTAATTCGGGTAACTGTAAATGATACAAAATCACGTATCCCCCCGAAGTTATGTTTCCATGCGGTGTATAATAGAGCAATTGCAACGATTAAAGCACCCACGATTAAAAGAATACCTCCTATTGATATACCAAGAGCCACGGCAATTGTTCCAAGTGCTCCGGCTACAATCGGACCAACAATAGTCAAAGCAAGGAATCCTGCAGCCAGTGCACCAACTATAGCAACGGCCCCAACTAAACCCGCGATAAATGTTTTCACTGGACCCGGCAACTTATCAAATGCATCTGCTACTCTGAACATCAATGACTCAAAACTTTCAAATATGGGTGATAGTTCCTCACCAATATACATAAATATTTCTTCAAATGCGAACTGAATGCCCTTAAGCGATGCAATCACAGATGGAGAACTTCTAGTGATGATACCAAAAGCCACCGCACCAGATGCAGCCACTAGGGACAACACAGAAGCCCACCGTTTAGACATCTTTTCAAGCCCTGGTACTTGTCTCTTGGCTTCATTCCCTGCTTTCTGGGTGGCTTTCTGCATACCCTCCATTTCCCCACGGGCTTCACTAGCTCCCTCTGCTTCAATGGTTACAAGCAATGACCCTAATACTCCTAAGTTGACGATGCTTTCGCCCTCCTTGCCCTGTCGTTCAATGCATTATCTATAAACATCCAGTCCGCCTCTGTCAGTGTGTGAAGTTCACTTGGTGGCTTTTTTAACAGCTCGACTATTTCTAGTAGCCGTTGCCCCTGATCCATCCTTGCGAAAGGGTTTGATTGATTCTTCCATTTCCTCACGCTTGACAAGATCATTCTTCATAAGTTCAAATATTATCTGTGCGGCAATCTCGTCCGGCACTTCCCCAGACTTCCACAACTCAAATGGTATTTCAGGCTCAATGCATAGAGTTGCAAGTATCTCGCATATCCTGTCCTCATCTGCATCTGTCTGTGATTCCCCCGACTCTGCCGCTTTACATATTCTGAACAAATCGGTTTTGATTTTCTGCGGAGGATTTGCACGTATCTTAAGATTTGCTATTCCACCAGCACAATTAAACTTGATTTCGATAAATTCAGACTCTACCACATTAAGAAGATGTTTAAGAGCGGTGGATATGACCACCTGCTTCTTTTCTTCGTCTGCGTTGATATCGCCCATAAGCTCGGCTTCTGTTTCTGCGTTGAGCTTATCTGCTTCTTCCTGTGTTAGTTTCATACTGTCTTGTATCCGAGTATCAGGTCATCGCCAAATCCAGTCAAATCAATTGCTGAGTATTCCCCATCTGGAGCAGACCATGGAGCACCTTCCCAATATACGTTGGTGACTTTGGCCGTATATACTTCTGCGTTGCATCCGGTCAGTGTACCTGTCAATGTGAACAGTGGAACCGTGTTACTATCTGCAATTGATGCGGCGGTATAACCAGTAGCAGCTGCACCTTCGACATCTTTATCCAGTGTCAGTGTGCCGAGTATTTCCCCAATAACACTTGCGTGGAACTTTGCAGACTTTGCATTCACAGATACCTTAAGATTCTTCCTAGCCACGCATTCACGTTTGACGGAATCTTGGCCGTATAGTTCAACGTGTTCCCACTCTGCCTTGATTTCTACACCTTTGAGGACACCCACGACTAATGTGACCGGGGTGGTTTCTACTGTTTTTAATGATACTGTGATAGTATCTCCGAAATAGCTGGTTTGTGCCATGTTTATATCACCTGATTATCCATAGTTAAAGCAACATCAATGACCCTTCGATTCATCCCTCGTGAACGGTCGCTTAAATCCTGATCCCTGACAAGATACAATAAGCAGTATCCAGAACCTGGTGCATAGTATTTTGAAAATAGAATCCGCGTGACTTCATTAATATACAAGTCAAAACGGGTCTTTAGAAGAGTACGAATGTCGATAGAAATAGTCCAAGTACGCGAGATACCGTGTGAACCTGCCCTAACGATTGGAGCAGCACCCGTATTATACGTGAGTATGAAATCACCTTGTCGCACGTCTATGTTATTACGATTGATTATCGTATCAATTATCGGTGTGACCCCTCCGGTATTGGCAGATATCCAATTATCCGAGAGAAGTGACGTTATAGTGTCGGCTTCTTTCATACTAACTCACTATGTTCAAGAGTAGTACTACGTTTGTTTATATACATTTGGGTGGAGGAAATCAAGCCATTATGATTTCCCTTCTATTATACAATATCCTATTAACATCCTCAGTCCACTTGTCAATCTTCGAAGCAATGCCATATTCACCCACACCTTCAGGCAATGTGATTGAGTACTCATTGGTATCCGCAATTGCAATGGCAGCGAGTTTGGTGCAGGCTTCCTCAATATCACCCGGGACACTTGACTCGCCATAGCGATATGTGACCCTAACGCCCATGTCAAGTCTAAATGCATGTGGGTGTCGTATGTATATTACTCCTTGATTATAATCAATCCAGTAGTCGTCTGCGCGGCCCTCAGTGTATCCATTTGCAATAAGGACAAGGTCAATCCACTCTGAACCGTTCCATAGTTCTATTTTGTCAGTTCCAGATACTAAAGTATTGAGTGCCCTATGTTTTAGGTACACTGGAAAAGCTCTTTGATATGAATCATAAGCACTCCGATGCATACTGTGATATTCATTTGCTATGGATACCGCCCGCCATGCGTGGCTAGTTTCACGGTCAATGCGGTCCTCTGCACGATTGATTGATATTTCCACTTCGTCAAGGGTGGGGTCAGAATCTGCACTGAATACTAATCTTGCTTGTGTGGTCTGGTCAATCAATCGTAGCTGGCTTGAGACTTTTTGGGGGGTTGTATATGTTACTGTCATTATAATTCCTCTGCACCTTCACATTCGTGGAACTCGATTTCAAACCACAACTGCAACGTTCGTGCGGCTGTATTGATGAACTTAAGCAAGTAATCTGTATTTGCTGCCAGTATAACTTCTTCCCCGCCAGTAGATGAAACCGCCGTTGTGGATTGAGATGGATTCGTACCACTCCCACCAAACGCCCATGTGTTAGCAAGATACGTCCCTTCACTTGTGAGTGTTGGTGTATAGTACAGTTTTGTGAGTGCCAGTTTTGTCAATAAGTAATTCAAATTAAAATTACCGGATGCCATCTCCGTTCCATTTGCGGTGACTCCTGGAGTCAGGTATAGTTCAATATGAGTGTCACCATCTACATTCACACTAAAATTGACATGTGCGCACTTGGTCGAGGTCTTGATTAATATATAATTAGTCCCGCCCGATGCAATTGACATGTACTGGCCATTACGGAAGAACTCACCCTCAACCACTCTAAGTTCATTGAAGTCCTGTGCGACATATCGAGGATTTACGATGATTTGCAACTTGTCGGTGTCAGCGTGACCATATATCCCATGGTAGTAAGAAATAACCCCATCTGTAACCGATATGTGAGGGATTGATGGACCATACTGAATACGACTATCGTAAATTAAATCCCCGGTGGTCACATTGCGGATTGCTATAATATCCCCTGCAATCGTCTTTGAGTGAACACCAAGCAGGGTGATAGTGCGTGCACTTGCATCAAATGTATAATTTGCATCTGGAACCGTCATATATGGCATAATACCCTCTATGTTTTCAAACTGTTAATAATCATCTGTTGATTGGTCTTTGCAAGCTCAGACATATTCCTTTCCATCTTTTCGACAATTGTATATGTGCTATCCATGCGTGATTCTATCCTAGCATTTCCAATAAGAATATCATTTATTGTTTTATTTAGAACGCATATTTTGGACTCCGTATCGTTTTGTTTATTCCAAAAATAACTAACACATATACACCCTGCCGTGATTATACCAGATATAACCAATAATGTGATTACACTCATGCCGTGGTCGTATTCGATGGGAATAAGTTCAAGGGTCATATTACTTCCTTGGTGTTCTTGGTGTTCTAGGTGCTCTTGAACCGCGTGGTATTCTTGCCATAATTTAATCTCCGTTAATATCCTACATTGAAACATATTATAATAGTATAACAAACAATGGCGACAATAAAAACAATAGCAATCAGTGTATTGTTGAGTTTAGATTCCGGGTATATGACCGAACCTTTTAAGATATCCTCAATACACACCTGTCTATCTTGGATATTTTGATACCCAGCCGCAAGTGCAGACAGTGTTGCTATTATTTCCTTGTCATCCATGTATTTGTTGTACGTTTACATTTTATTTAGACATTTGTTTTATTTGTTTTCACTGCTTGTAATAAAACGCCACTATCATTGCAACAACTGCTTGTATCCACTCCGGGATATCCATTCCAGTTGCTACCATGTAAAGCACTGTGCCGACTACTGCGAATGTCACAATGTTGTCAGTAAGCCCTTCCAATGCGGTCTGTGTTGCCTTGATTATAGCAACCCCTGTATCTATTTGTTCTTCATCTGTCATTGTTTATTCTCCTATAGCTCGGACTGATAAATAGTCCGTTTCTCCATGCCCCTTCCACGCACCTATCTCTACATACGAGTTAAAAGAATAAGTGCCGGCTTGGTCAAAATCTCCCGCCACAACTGTATAAGAAAGACTATCAGTTCCTGATATAGTGGCGGTCAAATATTCACTTGTGCCATCTGGTTTTATCATATACAATCTAGTGACAGATGCAGTTGTAATTGTCATCCCACAATCTACCAGAATGGCTGTCCCTTCATCTCCTATATAGTGTGTTTTGGTCATGTGCAATCCCTCTTAATATATGACTCCATGGATACCTCAGTTGTAATGTTGGATTCTAATTCAACATCTGTATTTATATTTGAATCAAGTGCAGCAGTTGTTGTGATATATGAATTTAGACAGGTTGGTATTTCTACATGCACTGAGAAAATAACCTCTAAATATGGGTCATAATCAGTTCCAACCGAATCAGAATAATAACACCCATTTAGGAATGCATCGTCGGGAGTCACATTTAAAAAGTCATATTTATATTCCCTTGCACATATCTTTGTAGTACCCCCCTTTTGAATACATGATCTTCCATGAAAATTAAAGGGGATCTGATTATATCCTGTAATATCCCAAGACGTTAAATGACCGAACTCTTCTCCATCAAATGCATCGTGGGTCCAGTTCTCTACCCCATCTGCTTGGATACTATTCTGGATTAATACCCCATCACCATTGTAAAGATATCCCCGGATGTTTACGGATGCACTTACGATATCATTTGCCACACCAATTGTGGATGTGTCAAATTCAAACCAAGAACGATACACATAATAAAAAACGAACTTATCATATTTTGAACTCATTGCATTTGCATTTGAAAGCAACGAGTCTATTGCCTGAGTGGGTATTATTTTATCCCTTGCACCAGCCCATGTTATAGCTTGTGAATATGTCAATCCGTCAGTGGTTTCTCCATAATAAATATCCGCATCAATATAATAAGGACCTGGATTATTAGCAATCCAATCACGCCCAATTGCATTAAGTGACTTCGTATAAATCAGTCGATCATTGATGTATTGAAGGGTGTGGTCAATTCCATCCATACAAACATCAGTATCATTCCACATCTTTGGAAGATTTATCCAGAGTTTATCTTCACACTGAGATATAAAATTGAATCTTCCACATGTATCCGGTGATATGGATAAACATTCAAATCCTTTTATATTAATCTCAAAGGATATGCTGATATCATCAACTGCATCATTTAGTTTTATTGCAGTTCTTGTATAACATTCGTGTACCTGGGTGAATAGTTCAATGATGTCTGAGAGTTCATGCTTGATACTTGAATTGTTTTTATCAGACTTTTCCACCCGATCAAACTTATTAATATTGATTTTCTTGCCATCAATTATAATTGAATCAATTGATAGTTCAAACTGTGTGTCAGTATTGTTATCTGGGCGGATTCCTAAAAACTTTGATAGGTTCCCATCTTTGCGGAATCCGACAGACGTTTTATTTTTAGATGATATCAGATTTGTACCATCATCTACCAATGAAATATCAATATCTTCTAAACATCCGGTTTCATGATTGAGATAGTGTACGGGCTTACACCTTGCCCGCATTGCCCGATGGGATGGGTCGTTAGGCACACTATATACCTTGTGCCTTTCTCCCCGTAGCTCTTTGATTTCATCCCCAAGTGATTGCATATTATCACCTTGTTATTCGTCTATTTACCCATGAAACAATCCTACTTCCCCTAGCAGCCACAAACATACTTGCAACACCCACGAAGGATATTATCACAAACACTGTATTTGTGGGGGTTTCAATGGAATCTGCAATATCGAGTGTGAATGTTTGCAATGTGCCTTGTAGGTCGGATGTGTCAGGGGAGTACCATGTTGTATCTGGCACGATATTATAGTTTGAATCTGATACTCCATCTTTTTCAACAGTCACGTTGCTGAAATGATAAACATATCCTGTGCTTGAATCCCTTGTAGAATTTGGAATATTGATTTGTTCTGTGGGTTTTCCATCTGCGCCTGTGGTGAATACATATTGTTCATGGCCCAATCCATCTAATGTGAATGAATCGGTTGTTACTGTGATATTTGCATTTTCAATTGGATTGTTTGAACCATCTTGAACAATTAGATTAAGAGGGTATGATAGAGTATAATCAGCATTTATGAACGACGAAAACGTTGGGGTAATAGTATTTACAAATGAAATATTATTTGATTCTATTAATATGTCCCCCCCCGAACTATTTGAGAATATGGAGTTTATAAACAATACATTGTATGAATTAACTGAATCGTTTAATGCAACATCTTCCATCTGGAAAAAACCAGTATCATCGAAATTCATAGATACATTTATAAATTTAGAATTTGTTAAACCTATGATATATAAGTGACCTCGGTGGGATGTAACATTTTTATAAATATACGAGTCTATTGCATTATCTCGAACACCATCACTTGCAATTTTTATAGCTCCGCCTGAACCATTGAAATTATCAGATATATATATATTTTCAAACGTTACATTTCCATATCCTTCATCCTCTTCAAGTGCCGTGAATAGCGCAGTATCAGTTGTGGTTGTGCTTGTGCCACCATTCACTGAATAATCTATATATAAATCTCTAAATATAGAATTGCTGGCCTGGGCTTCTATAATGTTATGAGTCGCGTTTGATGCAGTGAGATTTGAAAATATTGAATTATTACCCTTGAGATTAAACGCGACATATCTAATACCATCAACGGTAACGTTATTAACATAATTGTTTTGTCCCTCTGTCTGGATACCATATGTACCAGTTGAATCACCGAGCGAAAAATCCCCAATATGCTTAATAATCGAATTTGTGATTGTGCAGTTTGAAATCTCATCAGATAGTGATTCGGTAGCATCGGATTTTATTCCACTTGTACCCGCTATAAATGATGGATTTTCCATTGTAATATAATCAAATGATATATTATCACCATGATAAAACAGTCCAATTGTATAATTAGTACAATATGTATATTCTACAATGGAATTATTACCATCGGTTATGGCAGAATTCCCCAAACCCCATGATGTAAAACCATCTATTATAGTGTTATTAAAATGTGAATTTGCACCAAAAATAGCACGCCTTGATCCAGTAACATTTATTGCGTTTGTGGTTTCATCCCACGTTGAGTATTTCACGCCATCTGAAATCCATGAACCTGTACCCCCTATGGACCAAGAACCGCCAGTATGTAAATATGTAGAACGGTACTCAGTTATATTATCATCCATCATTAACACACCCGGTGCAGTAGGTTTCACTAAGCATTTTACTAGCCATACCCCTGATTCTACCTCTGAAAAAAATGTATCATTTGTAGTAGGCTGCCCCTGTGATGCATTAACATACTCATACATTTCTGTCCATGTGTACGTGCCAGATGTGATTGAAACTGATGGAGTGCCAGCATTGATTAATATAGTTGCACTTGCGCCCTGCACCATCACTAAAGATAGTACTACCAAAACAATAAAAAAAAAGAAGGATTTACCTCTCACAATAAATCACTTCCCCCTAGTTGATTTCTTCGACACACTGTTATTGATGCGCCCATCATCTGCAAGGTCTGCCCGGATATCATTTGCCTTGTTGATGAGGACATCAAGTCCACTTGTTTTGTTGGTGGGTGATATGCTTGCGAGTATTTGAATTAGGAGATTGTTCTGGACTTCCATCTGCTTGATGAGGACAACCATTGCACTCATGGGGTCGCGTATGGGTGTAAAATCTGAAAATGTGTCCTGATTAATTGTTGTTTCTTCTTCCATGATTAACCCTCCATCGCCTGACAGAAGATGTTGCAAGCTCCACCAACAGTACACTTGATTCTCACAGGACATCTAAATATACCCTGCTCAAGTGGATATACTGCAACGTCCTCCTGTGCTTCTGTGGCAGTGTAAGTGCCTCCGCCATAAGGGAACACATACGCTGGATTGGATATCCATCTTCCACCCCTATATGACTGCATAGTGCCATTTAAAACAACGGCAGCATCAACCGTGACATTGAATCCAATTAGTTTGTATCCCTGTGTACTCTTCGGATCAATGTAAAAGTAATAATCAGCAGCACCAGCAGAAGCATCTATCTTATACTCTTTCTTTGTAGCCAATGTAAGCGCATCTGTGAAGTTAACAACAATGGTGTTAGTGTTGTCTAGGTCTACAAGAGTAAGCGGCTTAACGGCCATCTGTGTCAATGTGAGCTGAGTGTTTACGTCTCTGTCAAGATTACCCTCTGCTTGTACCATGATTATTCACCTCAGTATCCAAATGCCAACCATGTTCCATCTTCTCCGTCTGCGGTGACAATTGTTACAGCACCACCAGCAACGGGAAGAGTTTCATTGATTACCGGAGCACTTGCTATGACGGCAGTTCCACCAGACTGCAAGAACATTGACTCACATGATATTAGACCAGTGTCGATATTGCCACCGGTGTCACCAGAACCGTCTGTGAAAGTTCCCCATGTTACTTTTTTATTTCCCATTACGGAAGTTCCAATTATTGCGCTTGAAAATGCCATGATTATTCACCCTTGATAGTTTCGATAAGTCCGATAATGCGCCATTGTGAATTAGGAGCATTCGCCATGTTTCTAAAGAATGTTTCATCTTTCCGGTCTACCTTCTGCGCTACCATTGTATCAAATTGGTATTCCGTACCAGATGGAGCGGAACGATAACACAGAGAAGATGATCCTGTGTACATAACTTTCATTATATCACCTACAAAAAATAAAAGGGATTACTGTAGATCCCTTACTTTGCCCTGTGACTTGAACTTTGTACAGACGATCTCACCGTGCATGTAGTACATACCTTCCTTTCCAATGACATCGTTTGCGAAGAAATCGCCGCTTTCGATATACTGGACAGGTGATAGTACACCAAGGTGGATGTTGTCAAGGTCAAGAAGCATGATCCTTGAGAGTGTGTCCTGGAGTACAGTGTTGTCTGGGATGATTGGTACACCCTTGTAAGTAGCTACATCAAAGCCACCCTCTACACCGTTAAGTGTCTGGATACCATTAACAGTCATTTGAACGGTTGCCTGTCCGACAAATCTCTGCTGTGCCTGGAGAAGCTGTTCTATTCTTTCAAGTGTGTCATATCCGGTGATGATAACTTTGTTTGCTACACCGGGACCTTCCCAATAAGGGCGAACATTGGTGAACATACTGTCGATGTGACTAAGTGCAAGTGTTCTTGAACCGGAAGCAAATGCCTGTCCACTCACATAAGCATCTGTGTAAGAAGCGGCTGCGTCTCTGTCGAGTCCGTAAATGTCAAGGTCGCCTGCGTCAAGTGCTGCATTATCAGCAACCTTACCATATGCAATCTCAGCATAAGAGCCGATGATACGATCAAGTGATTCAATACCAGTTGTTGGTACAGTATCAGCAGTTGCAACGGCTGCACGGTTCAAACGGTTTATGAACTCTTTACCCATTTCATCAACAATTGCTGGCCATGGAATTGTATTATCTCTACCGTTGAGTTGTGCAAGGATGTCTGACTGCTCAGATGTGATTGCGGAGGTGGTTGGTGCTACAGGAATATTAGCAACTGTGAATTTGGTTGTGTCTGGAAGTGCTGCATCTTCTGCAAGACCAGGTGAAGTTGTTCCAGATGCTGCGGTGATTGCTTTGTATCCAGATGTATCCCATGGTTTTGTACCCATTGCGCCGAGTGCATTTGCGGCAGTGACGATCTGTGAGAAGAGTCTCTGGCCGTAAAGGATATCCCTGAATCCAGTTGTGCTGGTGAGTACGGGCGCATCTTCCTTACTGATGTACTGCTGCATTGGGAGTCCGTATGCGGCCGTTTCAAGGTCTTCAATTGTCTGAATCCATCCGCGTGAATATGCCTTGTTCAAGAATTCTGTCCTTGATGCCATACCACCCTTAAAAGAGTCTCCGATATTGTTTACCATGGTTTAGCCTCGCTGCCCTGTTCTACCATTGCATCGATTTCTTTAATGCTCATCTTTGCAAGTTTCTGACTGTCTCCAATGAGATCTGCGATCTTTGATTTTTGTAAGTCGTTTTTATTCAGAGATGGTCTTGGAGTGTCAGGTTCTTTACTTGCCAATCTCTTTGCAAATGCTTTTGCAATTGCCTTCTCAACAACTGCTTCAATGTCTGGTGAAGGTGCTGCGGATTTTTCTTCCATGTCTTCTTCCTCGTCTGGCTTTTCTTCGTCTGGCATATCTTCTGCCTTTGCAAGCCCTGATTCAAGTGCCGTCATGCGTTCGTCCATGCCCTTAAGCATAGCCATTATTTCATCACTTTTGGAGATGTCCGGTGCTGTGGCAGGAGTTCCTTCAGCTACTGCCTTTTTGATTGTGTTTGGTTCTTCTGCCATAGTTTCACCTATGATTGTATTTGATTTAGCAAGTGAATTGAAATCCACTATCAACGATTCTTGATTTGCGGGAGTTTCAACCACAGATATTTCAAAAAGGTCAATGTTTTTTATAGCGTTCCAGCATGTTTTGGCATTGCATTCTTTCCTTGATTCTAAAGGATCAGCACCGATTGATAAACCGGAGTACTCCCCTGTCTGAATCTTCTGCCAAACATCGTCATGAATACGCTGTCCTTTATAGATGACTCCATGCATGAGTACACCAGGACGTTCAACGCCATCTTCGCAGACTTTGTTTTTAAATTCATAATTGTAATATTGCCCTACCTTTCTATTGGAATGCTGGTCTATGATAGAACTGCCCAAGTGCATGAATAAATCCATTGTCTTTTCAAATGCACCCATTTCTACAACGTCGCCCTGCCGGTCTATTACCTCCGCAGAAGCCCACCCAGAAAAGTATCTTGCTGCCTTCTTCATCTGTGACCATGCAACTTTAGAAGCGCACGCATCGTTATTATCACATGTAGATTCATAAGCGGCGTTGAATATATCACGCCATTTTGATTGGTCGGATTCAGATAAAGAGTTCCTCACCGCTTCGGGGAGCTGGGAGTTTTCATTATAAGGCATTAAAATATAAAAGTAGTACTACGTTTGTTTATATAGTTATCGGAAATGTTTGAGGATTATACCCTTCGCCCGCACAGACACATCATCAAAAGCAGGTCTTAAGAATGGATGTGGCTGTGTTCCCTTCTTTGCAATGCTAAATCTAATAGCATTTGCAACCTTTTTAACATCCTTTGCCTTGATACCAAGGTCAGCCCGCTTTCTCCGCACCCATGCCACGATAGGTTCTTCCGGTGGCATGTGCGCATCGGTTCCATATTCCATCCACGGTGCTTCAGGGGAATCATAAACAATAGCTTTAGATAAGAACTCACGAACCACATGCCCGGACTTCTTAAGCATGCCACGATCCACGGAAACCAAGTCTTGACTAATGGCAAACCCTTCATCTGCCACATCGTCAAGACCATTGTCTAATTTACCAAAAAAGTTATCAATTGTTTTGGGGTCAATGTCAACTTTCACACGGCTCATGATACCCGGACAATAGTTGACCTCTCATTAGGATGTGCAACGAAGTTTTCCCATCCAGTCCAGCTTGAACCCATACCGCCCTGATTAACTGGCCTCTGTGATATCTCCTTGTATATCTGTTTGAGCCTGTCAAGTGTTACTGCTCCTCCCTCTGATGCAACTTTATGTGCGATCATGCGGGAAGTGTCGGACATTCTTCTGTCGTTTGCCTCTGATGTTCTGAACTTAAGAACTTCTCCCCGGTCTTCTTCCATCTTCTTCCACCCAATCTCCCTGGCCTTCATGGTGACGGCGGAGGTTTCAGTACGTGCAATCATTTCAGCCCTGCCGATGTCTATCCCAGTTGCTTTGTTGATTGCATCAGCGAGCTTATCTAAGCCAAGCTCATTGCGTGTGAAGGCATCTTTTAGAATACCATGGATACTACTTACTTGCTCTTTGGTGACATCTTCGTATTCTGAGTACAATGCGCCTTTTGCAATTGCCATGAGTGCATCTGCTGCAAAGTCTTTTACTAAGTTGTCATCGGTGAACTCTTTGGAGATAGATTTATCCATGTCGGGTGTCCCGCTCATTTCATTAGTAGACTCAGACGATGGGAATGTGCTAATTGAATTGCGCTGGTCGGCTGGTGTCGCAGACCCGGAGAACATGAACTCGTCATCTTCAAAGTCAACATCGAATCCCATATCATACATGCTACGTGCAATTGAAGCCTTCTTGGCAGCCCTTTCAAGCTCTGCCATTTCATCCTGCTCTTCATTGGGATTCAATTGAAGTTTATAATCGGTTATGCCGAACTGATCACATAACCACAAAAGAACCTTATCGTTATAGATGGTTTGTCCATCCTCAACTGCTCTATTTGTGACAGTGATTTGTAAGCCCTCATTATTGAGTCCACCGGATGCAGATGTATCTCCCTGAAAGATAAGCGATACTCCAAAGCGTGAACTTATCCTTTCTCGGAGTTCCTTTTTGACTGCGAGCATATCAAGATTAGGGTCCTGCAAGAGCTTAAGATATTCAGCCGATGCCTTACTGTCAGTGTTATATCCAATTACAGGAGTGTAATAGTTGTCACCCTGCATTAGTGCCATAGTTTCATCCCAGAAGCGGCGCAAGCTCTCCTGGTTGTTAGTTGGAATCATTACTATTCCAGGCGGTCTTCCCTTTTCATAGTAGGACTTCGTGCGCTTCTCCAAGTAGTGATAGGCCATTAGGTCATCCACCATCTTAAGTGCAGGTGGATATCCATAGAGAATTGTTGGATAGTATTTAGCAGAGTGCAACACTTCATCTTTCAAGTAGTACTGTTTATTCTGCGTTGATGTGGTTTCATAATATGCGCGGAGTAGTGAAGCATTGCATATAGGGCACTTGCTGCCGGGGCTGCCTGCTGTCTGGTCCCGGTGTGTAGGACATAACCAAATATCCCCGCCCATTCTTCCATCTTCCATGACCATCTTTTTGATATCCCTTGGGTCGATTGAAAGAATCTCTTTTATTGCATATGCTACGATGTCACCAGATGAACTTATATCATAAGATTTGATGAGCATTAAATAAGCATTGTCAGCAACATTAAGATTAAATTCATGGTCCCGGAGAACTTCCCTCATAGACTGGCCGTTATAGTTGGCGTTCCGGGTGAAGTTTCTCTGGGGACCATCAAAAATAAAAACTTGTGAATAATCAGGTGTTTTGAATGTAGTTGATCCACATATACATTTTTCAGTATCTTCGTTGTATTCAATGCCACATGATGAACATTTAACAACGAATGCAGGCTCCCATGTGAAGCCATTCCTGAACATCTCTTGTTTAAGTTTCAGGATAGAGTCGGAGAATACAGACACTTCTTGTTCGAGATAGTACGCCAGACCCAATGACGGAGCAATGTTGCCTGCTGCATATGCACCATTAAAGCCCATACCGGGTCTTTTAGTGGGTAGTTTATTCTTTTGAATATATACAGCAATGCGCTTGTCAAGATATCGGGTAGCACGTTCGAACATATAAGAATAAAAATAGTACTACGTTTGTTTATATAGTTATCTGTTTTTTGTGAGCTTGGCAAGGTTAGCACGAATGATAGCATTTACAGTGGTAAAGTGTAACCCTTGCTCAAAACATATCTGGTTCATTGATAGGCCCCTTGAGTATGTTACGAGTATATCAAATTCTCTTTCCGGGATTTCCACAGATACATTTACAGAAACACGCTTGTCCTTTGCGAACTTCTTTGAGAACTCTTGATACTCAGGATTGTCCCGGCGTGCCATTGGTTAAGCTCTCCAGTTCTCTTCCCCAAGCGGAGTCAACCGATGACACCTATTACAATTTAACACATACATGAGATGAGCATTGCCACATTTCGGACATATCCAAGGGAGTGGCATTACTTTGGTCAAGTCCACGGTAGTTGGAATATCTAACAATGTTTGTTTGCCTGTGATTCTTGAGCCGTGTTTGGTGGAGTTTTGTTCTACCATTTCATCTTCGAGTTTTTGTCCTCGGTTCCATTTCCACGGAGCTACACGGCGGCCTTTCATTGTCATTTAATCATCAACCGCATGTTTAGCAGCTTCCTTCCTACGCCCTGCCATCTGAATCAATCGAGCAACCAACAATCCACCAACGACAACAAACGTCATGAATCCACAAATAAACGCATCTTCTAAAAAACCCATATTAATATCACATCCTTTTAAAAGTTAAAATTACCAATGCCGCCAATACTCTTATACTCTTCGCCTATGCTACTGAATATCCCGTATCTGATAGCATCAAGCAAGTGATCATATGCCTTAACTGGTTCGTCTAATTGCGAACCATCTTTGTCTTCTTTCCACTTATAATTATTATATTCGGTGTATAGATTTGGACTGCATGTCTCATCAACGTGAATCTTACGACCCTTGACATAATCAATACCTGCCCGCACATCTTTCTTTGATGATCGGGAATTATACCCAGCGTTCCTTAGTTCCTGGATTCTATCGGGTTCGGCAGAATCACAGTACATGTCAGCCATCTTGTCAAGGTCCATTGATTCAAAGCGGGACAATAAGTCATTGGTTGTAAGGCCCCTCTCATAGACAAGTTCCCGGATGTAATATTCTTCATCATATACGTAAATCTCAACCACTGCCATGGGTGCATTAAATCCGAAATCAATGCCATACATATGCTTGCCGGAATAGACAGCTTGCGGCCAGTCATCCGCATCTTCAAACTTCCAATTCTTGTATATTTGACCTCTCAGGATACCCGGCAAACCAAGTGTGTAAATACGATAGAAATTCTCATCTACATCAATGTACGATTCAAGTTCTTCAATGAATGCATTTGATAGGAACCTTAAATTATCTTTGTATGTGGAGTGATGCACGAATATGCGCTTATCAACGGATGCCCGGTGAACTACTTTTTTGATTACCCAGTGGTCCTTGTCAACAGGATTAAAGGATAGATAAATAACTGAATCTTCGTCTGTTCTATTCAGCCTAATCTTAAGCTGGTTATAGTCGGCCTCGTCAAACTCGTTAGCTTCTTCAAGCCAGACATCTGCGAACTCACCGCCCTTGATTTTCTCAGGATCATCGAGAGCCAAGTACGAAAGTTCATTATTGCCAACTTTGATTATATGGTGGGTCTTATCTTCATCATAAGGAACACCCCAGTCATTGAGAACATCCTTGATGACCTTGTAGGTGGTTCCTCTCATTGATGGGAATGTCTTTCTTAAGATAGCTCGTCTTTTGCCATCTCCAGAGCACAACTTGATAATGAAAAGTTGGATGATTGAGAGTGACTTGCCACTACCAGACCCGCCGTAATAGCATTTAATACGTTCGGGTCTGTCGAATGTTTTAAAGAATTTGGAGTTGCAGATGTCGTATTTCATTGTTCAAACTCGTTTAAGTTTGGAGTATCAAGCATTGCTCTCTTTCTTATGATAGGTTCGTATTCTGGTTGTTTCTCGAAGCCTATACAGTTGCGATTAAGTTGTTTGCAGGCAAGTAAAGTAGTCCCTGAGCCTAAGAAGGGGTCAAGGATTAAGTCGCCTTCATGGGTAGATTTCAAAATAAGTTCCTTGAATAGTTCGACTGGTTTCTGTGTAGGGTGTAATTTACTACTACCACATGGATATTCTAAAACAGTGTTCTGATATCCATAGTTATAAGTTGCTTTTTTCTTTTTACCAAAAACGCACAGCTCTACACCTGAAACCCATATATGTTTGCAATTCATGGGGGATGGGTTGGTTTTTTTCCAGATGATGCATCTAGTGGAGATATCATGTTTTCTCATTAATCCATCGATATAAGAAAACTGTTGAAAACCACAGAATATATAAAAACTACCTTTGCACACACGTATTAATTCGTCAAATAATTCATCCATATCAAATATAGAACTATCCGCTACACCTTTGTTTAGATTTCTTAACCCATTGCTACTGCGATTTACTTCATTATAAGGAACATCAGTCAAAACCAAATCAATTGATTTATCAGGAATGTCCTTCATCAATTCAAGACAATCCCCAATTTTATATTCAAGTCTCATCGTCTTTATCACTACAATCAACCATCTTTAAATTAATAGCAATACCACCCGAATGCTCAACCTTTGCAGTCTCATGTTTACCAAAGTCAAGCGGCTGCGTTCTTTCCAACCACCAAGCCGCCGCCTGCCAGGTTCCGCCGGATGCAGCCTTCTGGATTAAAGCAACGTTTCTGGATACTGCCTGCGCCTTGGCCTTGTTGATATCATTTAAGAAATCAACGTATTGTCCGGTCTTGCCTTCCTTGCCACGTGCGATCCAATCGTAATAAGTGGGTTCCGATAATCCAATTGCAGCACATGCATGGATAACAGGGACACCGGATTGAAGTAGTTTGATAAGTTCCGGTTTGCATATATCTAGCTTGTTTGTGCCTACTGGTCTGCCTGCTTTTGCCATGTGTATGGTTCTCCGTTTCTTGTTAGTTCAGTATTTCCTGTAAAATTTACATATCGTTGAATTATTACATCGCAGTAGTGTTCATCAAGTTCCATTGAGTAGTTGATGCGGTTTGTTTGTTCGCATGCTATTAGGGTTGAGCCGGAACCACCGAATAGGTCAAGAACATTATTTCCATGTTTGGAACTGTTATTCAATGCCTTCACTATCAACTCTACAGGTTTAGTTGTTGGGTGGTCCACGCTGGCATTTGGTTTGTCTATATCCCATACATCGGTTTGTGTCCTATCATCAAGAGGGCATATTCGAGATGAACCTTCCGACCATCCGTACCATATGGGCTCATATTTAGTATGATAGTCTTTCCTTGATAGCACCATCGAGTTCTTGTTCCATATTATTGTAGAACTCCAGTGATATCCATTGTCCTTCAATGCGAGCATCATATTCCCCCACTCTTGTGCCGACATTACAACATAAGTCATCGCACCGGAGCATGAATGTTCTCTCATACATGAGAACGAGTCCATCATAAACTCTTTGAAATCGTCAGTTGCCATTGAATCGTTTTGTATTGTCATTGCGTCATCGGTCTTACCAACATAACCCACGTTCCACGGAGGGTCAGTGAAAACCATATCAGCCTTAACACCATCCATCAAAACATCAACATCATCCTTACAAGTAGAATCCCCACACATCAAACGATGTTTTCCCAATTCCCAAACATCACCACGTACAGTGACAGGAACATCAGGGACCCCAGGTGCAACATCCTCAACAATCTCTTTCGGTGAAACTTCATTAATCAAAGCATCTAAATCATCCATTGAATAACCAGTCGCTTCAAAGTCAAAATCTGGGATTTTTATAACCTCGGATAATAATTCTTCCATTAAAATATTATCAGTTTCAGCCAATTCAGCCAAACGATTATCTGCAATAACATAAGCCACGGCCTTTTCATAAGGCATGTCCAACTTGATAACAGGAACCTCCGTGAAGCCGAGTTCGGTGGCAACTTGTAACCGGGCATGACCTGCCACCACCATGTTATCTTCTGCCACAAGAATGGGATTAGTCCAACCAAACTCCTGCATTGACTTCTTAAGCATCTTCAATTGAGCTTCGGGATGTTTCTTCGGGTTCTTTGAGAATGGCTTAAGATCGCCAATCGGAATATTACTCACATGCATAATTCAAACACCTTTTTATTATCTTAAGTTAATATCAAATTTAAGCGATTCTAAGCACTTTTAACACCATACCCATACAACTACACCACTTAACATACAAACACATTACCACGTGTCTATACCGAACTCCTGACACATCTCAATGAATCTATTCTTAGACTCAACGATACCCTGCACAATTCCAATGCCCCTCTCATCTTGAGCATCGGATAGTGCGAGGTTGTTACGTGCATATGTTTGTCCGGTTTTGTGATATTCAATACTGTTTACAATGTTCCCAAAGTATTTTAAGATAATCTCTTTCTCTGTATCATTCATTTTTATATCCCCCTGCTAAATAATTAGATTTCAATCCATTCCTTCGTCTCCACGTTCGAATACCGGCCACCGCATTCCCCAATTCACCAGCAATTGCATGGTCGGATAACCCCTCGTTATATGCATCCATTGCTTTCTCATGATTGATGTGCTTGTATTTCCGTGCAACTGGTGCAACTGGCATCATACTAGCCGGGATCTTAACATATCCAGTTGCAGGATCATAAAATCTATAATCACATTTCAAACACACATAATGCACCTTCTGTCTGAACTCTTCGGGAATTGACTTAACATTGCACTTGCCCTGTTTTTTGTCAATTGATATACAGCCACACTTTGGGCACATCTTTCTGGGTCTTTCACTCATCTCTATTCACTCCTTTGGTTTTCTAGGACATACCAATCCATTGCGCAACTTCCATCTCCACACTCGACTGGTAGAACACTCCAGCTCATTTGCTATCTCACGCTCACAGTATCCAAGGTCGTGCATCTTTTTGATATTGCACTCTGTATTCCTTCGTTCATATCCATATCCGGCCTCTAACCCACCGCTATGTCTCCATCCCATAATTGTATTTTTACAATACCCAGTCGCTTCTTTGATTTCAGAATCGTTATATTCAAGTGTATGATACTTCTTGATAAGTTCATAATCAACGTGTGATACCTGGGGGGTTGTATCGTGGAATCCCACAACAACCGGATTAAAGAATCGGTGATTGCACTGTTTGCATTTGTAATGTTTCTTTAATCTGAATTGATCGGGCACAGATTTCACAGCGTGTTTACTGTGAACACTTGAGATTTGCACAGATTTGCAGTTAGGACATATTTTTCTTTCTCTTGATTCGACCATCTTTATTCACTCATTTGATATTGTACATATATGTTCATTGCAGGGTTTGCGTACTTTTTGGGGTTTCTATTCCCCACTATACATATATTCCTTTTATTTTTCTTATGCGTAGAAGTTTAAGAAAAGTATGCAAACCCTGCAAACTTAACACGTTTGTTAATATAATAACACAAACACTGCATACTTTTGTAAACATTCGTAACACCGTAACATTATAAATTTACTTGTTCTGTCTTTTGGATGACTCTTTGAACTGTATATTTTGCATCGATGTTCCAAACTCCAGGGATACTATATGCTTGAATTTGTACACCTTCGGCGTTCTTCACACGGGCTGAATATATTTCATACTTGTCTAATGCTTGAGTTAGTGGTGTTTTATGATTGGGTATTTTCTCCATATCCACATCGTTTGCAATTCCCCAGCGAGTTATACACTCAAGGAATGCATCCTTAT